ACGGTGACTGGGATCTGCCCGAGCATACGCTCGGGTGGGGCGTCATCAACTGGTGGTTCAAATACTTGAACACCCCTAGTGGCGACGACATCGGTAAAGAGTTCATGCCGACGTTGGAGCAGGCTAGGTTCATCCTGTGGTGGTACGCCGTGAACAAGAAGGGTGAGTTCACTTACCGTAACGGTACCCTGCGTAGGTTGAAGGGCTGGGGCAAGGACCCGCTGGCTGCCGCACTGGCGCTGGTGGAGCTGTCCGGCCCCGTGGCGTTCTCTCACTTCGAGAACGGCGAAGTGGTTGGCAAGCCCAAGCATGCAGCCTGGATCCAGATCGTGGCCGTGTCGCAAGAGCAGACGAAGAACACGTTCTCCCTGTTCCCGGTTATGATCACCAAGAACCTCAAGGAGGACTACGCACTAGAGGTCAACAAGACTATCATCTATGCACCCGAGGTCGGTGGGCGCATCGAGTCTGTTACCTCGTCCCCGTACACCATGGAGGGTGCACGTCCTACCCTGGTGATCTGTAACGAGACGCAGTGGTGGCTCGAAGCTAACGACGGCCACGAGATGATGGGTGTCATCGAAGGTAACATCACGAAGATCAAAGGCTCGCGACGTCTTAGTATCTGTAACGCTCACATCCCCGGTGACGATTCGGTGGCGGAGCGCGACTATGATTCATGGATGTCGCAGAGTTCGGGCCTTAGCGTGGACGTGGGAGTGCTTTACGATGCCCTTGAGGCACCTGCTGACACCCCGCTCGGCGAGATACCTTCCGAGAAGGTTGACCCTGACGGGTACGAGGAGGGTTTGAAGCGACTACGTGAGGGCATCCTGGTTGCTCGTGGGGATTCCCACTGGCTACCTGTCGATGCGATCATCGAGTCGGTACTCGACATCCGTAACCCGGTCACCGAGTCCAGGCGTAAGTTCCTGAACCAGGTGAACGCCTCGGAGGATTCGTGGATCTCCCCGGCAGAGTGGGATGTCTTGGCTCTAACCGATCCGCTGTTCGCCCTCAAGGCGGGCGAGAGGATCACTCTGGGCTTCGACGGTTCCAAGTCGAATGACTGGTCCGCCCTGGTGGCGTGCCGTGTGCATGACGGCATGGTGACCCCGCTGAACTTCTGGGATCCTAAGACGTTCCCTAGTGGCGAGGTGCCACGCGAGGATGTCGACGTCGCTGTCCGTGCCGCCTTCAAGAAGTATGAGGTGGTTGCGTTCCGTGCTGATGTGCGCGAGTTCGAGGCGTACATAGACCAGTGGTCTAAAGACTTCGGCAAGAAGATGCATGTCAAGGCCTCGCCTAACAACCCTATCGCATTCGATATGCGTGGGCAGTCTAAGCGTTTCGCGCTGGACTGTGAGAGGTTCCTCGACGCTGTTCTTGAGCGTGAAGTGAATCACGACGGGAGTCGGGCGCTGCGTCAGCATGTGCTGAACGCTAAGAGATACCCGACGATCTATGATTCGATTTCGATACGCAAGGCCAGTAAGGACTCCAGTCGTAAGATCGACATGGCTGTCTGCGCTGTGCTGGCGTTCGGTGTAAGACAAGACCTGTTGATGAGCAAAAAGGGACAGCGTACAGGACGTGCTGTTTTGATACGTTGACCTACTGAATTGAGGATACTGTGACTGCACCGTTGAGCGCGTCTAACATTGACCGCGACCGCGACGACATGATCTCTGCCTTTGAGGACACTGCTGCTACGTTGAAGTCTAACTCTGACTACTACAACGCTCAGGCGCGCCCCGAGGCTGTTGGCGTGTCGGTGCCGATTCCGATGCGTAAGCTGCTGGCGCAGGTGGGTTACCCCCGCTTGTATGTCAACGCTTTGTCTGACCGTTTAGAGGTCGAGGGCTTCCGCGTGGGCGAAGGCGACGGGGCCAGCATCTTGTGGGACTGGTGGACTGCCAACAACCTCGACGTTCAGTCGACGCTGGCTCACACCGATGCACTGGTCAACGGTCGCTCGTACATCACGGTGTCCGCACCGGACGGTGACGACCTGCGCATGGATCCCACGGTTCCTATCATCCGTGTCGAGCCTGCTACCAGGCTGTACGCTCAGAAGGATTCCCGGACCTACCAGGTTACGAAAGCTATCCGCGTTTCGTACAACGGTGAGGGCGACACCACTGGCGCTACCTTGTACCTGCCGGATGCCACGATCTCGTGGGCCAAAGACGGTGGATGGTCTGCACCCCTGGTTGTGGAGCACGGACTCGGTCTGGTTCCTGTCGTTCCGATGGAGAACACCAGCGTGCTGTCCGACTACCTGGGCTCCTCGGAGATAACCCCTGAGCTGCGCTCGGTGACCGACGCAGCCTCCAGGATCATGATGAACATGCAGGCCACGGCTGAGCTTATGGCTGTGCCGCAGAGACTCCTCTTCGGTGTGAAGCCGGAGGAGCTCGGTGTCGATCCTAACACCGGTCAGGTCCTGTTCGATTCTTACCTGGCGCGCATCATGGCGTTCGAGGATGAGAGTGCTAAGGCTCAGCAGTTCCAAGCTGCAGAGCTCATAAACTTCAGCCACGCTCTCACAGAGCTGGCTAAGCAGGCTGCAGCGTATACGGGGCTACCGCCCCAGTACCTGTCGACTGACAGTGATAACCCTTCGTCCGCCGAGGCCATCAAGGCTTCGGAGTCGCGCCTCGTTAAGAACGCCGAGCGTAAATGCTTGGTGTTCGGTGGGGCTTGGGAGCAGGCAATGCGGGTCGCTTACAAAGTGATGAACGGTGGGGCTGTCCCTCCCGAGTACTTCCGCATGGAGACGGTGTGGAGAGATCCTTCAACACCGACGTACGCCGCTAAGGCTGATGCCGCATCCAAGCTGTTCAACAGCGGACAAGGGGTTATCCCTCGTGAGCGTGCACGCATCGACATGGGTTACACCATTGTGGAGCGTGAAGAGATGAAGTCATGGGATGAGGACGACGCCTCCCTGCTCGCTAACACCATCCTCTCTGCTTCCGCTGAGGGTACCGACAACGGAAACGATTCGAAAGAAGCTGAGTAATGACTGAGGAGGAGTACAACAACAAGCTTGACGCCATCACGGCTGTTGTAGCTTTGTATGTCCTCCGCAGGTCTAAGACGTTCCGTGCACGTGCACTGACCACAGATCAGTGGCTAGAGTACCTCGGTGGCATGTGGACTATCGTCCGTGACGCCCGCATAGAGGCCTCTAAGGTCGCCCGAGACTTCTACGACGCAGAGCGTGTACGGGTGCTAGGTTTGGATCCGTTCCCGCAGAGCTTGCAGCCGTCTAGCTTCGAGCAGTTCGTGCAGAACATGGAGCCTGTGAGGGTTCAGATGTCCAAGGCGAACGCAACGCAGAGCACCAGCCTTGCGGTGTCGCACCTGGCGGTGCGCGAGGTCCACAACGCTGCCCGAGGTCAGGTCATCAGGTCTGTCGCTCAGGATGAGCCCCTGGACAACGTCGTGTCCATGCAGGAACGCGACTTCCCCGAGAAGCACAGCGTCGACATCGAGTCGACGATGGGTGACAACGTCACCCCGTATGACATCAAGACCATCGACCCTGTTAACCGTCTGGTCAGGGGTTGGGCTAGGGTTGCTACGGGCGCGGAGACGTGCGAGTGGTGCCTGATGCTGGTTGGCCGTGGCCCGGTGTACCGCACTGCGCTATCCGCTGGTTCCAAGTTCACCGAGGACACCGCCCTGCGCATGCACGCATCGGGCGACGAGGACGCCGGTGCCATCAAGAAGTGGCATCCCGGCTGTGACTGCAGGGTTGTTCCGGTCTTCAAGATCTCACAGTGGTCCGGCAGGCACGCCTGGAAGGCTGCCGACGACGCCTGGAAAGAAGCCTCCAAGGAGGCTGCCGGGCTGCAAAGGACTGACCCGCTTGAACACAAGCGAGGAAAGAATAAGGGCAAACCGTTCACCATCGGTGAGCGAACCCTACTAGTACTTCGACATCAGTTGCTGCGTGGCGACGTGTCGATGAAAGAGCTGACAGCAGGTTAGCTCGTCCACGGAATCCCCTGAAGGGTTTCCTTAATGCCCAGGAGGCAAATAATGTCCGACGAAGTAACGAACACCCCGTCTGAAGCAGCAGCGCAACCGGCCCCGGTGGCCCCACCCGCTGAGACTTTCGGACTAGAGTACGTTCAGCAGCTCCGTGGCGAAGCCGCGAAGTACCGCAACGAGAAGAAGGATGCCGTCGAGGCAGCTAAGGCAGAGACCGCCCAGCAATGGCAGGGTAAGATCTCCGAGGCTGGCAACGAGACTGCTGCTCTTCAAGTTAAACTGGATTCAGCTCAGACTGAGATGATCAAGGTTACGACAGCTCTTACTCTCGGAGTCCCCTCCGAGCGAGTCGTGCAGTTCGCTGCTCTTCTCAAGGGTGATTCAGAAGAAGACATCAGGTCTTCAGCCGAGTCGGCTAAGGAACTGTTCGGCGACTTTAAGAAGTCGGTTCCCGCAACAGACCCGACCCAGGGTTCCGGTGGAGGAGCAATACCTCTCAACGGTGACCCGATCCTAGAAGCTTTGAAAAAAGCTGTAAACAGGTAAACCATTCACGCACTATCTATTCTGAAAGGCCACACAAATGGCTGACCATGCAACAACCGCTTTAACGACGGACACCTCGTTCGCCGGGTACCTGGACGCCGTCCAGGCACAAGATTACTTCGCAGAAGCAGAGCAGATCTCGGTCGTTCAGCGTCTCGCGCGTAAGATCCCCATGGGCGCTACCGGCGTCAAAATACCTCACTGGACCGGCGACGTTTCGGCGTCCTGGGTTGGTGAAGGGGAGCAGAAGCCGATCACTCGCGGATCGCTGTCTTCGCAGACAGTGTCACCTTCAAAGATCGCGACGATCTTCGTCGCCTCAGCTGAAGTTGTTCGTGCGAACCCGGCTAACTACCTGAACACCATGCGCACCAAGGTGGCAACCGCCATCGCCGTGGCGTTCGACAACGCGGTGCTGCACGGCACCGACACCCCGTTCGGCGCATACGTGGATCAGGCTTCGGTCTCGGTCAGCATTGCTTCGGGCGAGTTCGATGACGGCGCATACAAGGCACTCGGTGTTACCGGGTTGACCGCAATCGTCGCCAACGAGTCAAAGTGGACCGGCACCCTGCTGGATGATTCCGCTGAGCCGCTCCTGAATGGGGCGCTTGACCTCAACGGTCGCCCGTTGTTCGTCGAGAGCACCTATGACGGACTCGTCACCCCGTACCGCGAGGGACGTATCCTGGGTCGTCAGACCTTCATCAACGACCATGTTGCCACTGGCACCACGGTTGGTTACCAGGGTGATTTCTCCACCATCCTGTGGGGCCAGGTTGGCGGATTGTCTTACGATGTGTCGGATCAGGCAACACTTGATCTCGGCTCACCGTCGACTCCTAACCTCGTTTCGTTGTGGCAGCACAACCTTGTTGCAGTCCGAGTGGAAACTGAATTCGCAGCGTTGGTCAACGACGCTGATGCATTCGTCAAGCTGACGAACGTCGAAGCAGCAAGCTGATAGTAGTTCTACCTTTGGACGGGCGGTGCCCTTCGGGGCACCGTCCATCCTACACCACACTTTAGAAGGAGAAAGATCGTGGCATACGCTGTAGCCGCTGACGTAACCGCACGCTGGGCTCGCGACGCGACTCCTGAAGAGATCACCTTGATCGACGTTCGTCTGGAAGACGTCGAGCGTAAGATCAAGAGAACCATACCGGACCTTGATGCTCAGGTCACCGCCACCACGATAGCTGAGGCTGATGTGGTGCAGGTTGAGGCCGACGCCGTGCTGCGTCTGGCCCGTAACCCCGAGGGTTACCTGTCCGAGTCTGATGGTTCGTACACCTACCAGCTCCGTCACGACCTCGCTGTGGGTCGTCTGGAGATCCTGGCTGATGAGTGGCAGGCGCTCGGGGTCACCCGCACGTTCGCTCTGATCATCCCTAGTCCCATCATACCGGTATGAGTGCCGTAGTGATCGGGCCTAATGACCTCGATGTCGACGCTACGTTGTGCGACCACAGTGAGGCTGACTCCCACTGCACGCACGATTGGCGCGTGGTGTGGGGCGTTGTAGCTAAGACAGGAGACGGAAATGAGTTTGCTGGATAGAGGCAACGTAGACATAACCGTGTACCTTGAGGAGACCACCACGGACGTGGACGGTAACACCGTCACCCGCCCGTCGGTCACCGGCACACCTGCTAAGGTCCGTATGGACTTCCAGGTGCAGACAGGTACTTCGGCACGTCGTGCAGAGCAGGACAACGAGGGCTTCGAGACTGAGCAGGCGTACGTGATACGTTTTCCGAGGTCTTGGACCACGGTCCTGGGTGCACAGTCCCAGATCGACTGGGACGGTAACCGCTGGTCACTCCAGGGTGACGTCTCCATCTACAACCGCTCACCGGGCACCGCTCACCACGAGTACAAAATAAAGAGGTACTGATGGCTAGAGTCAAGATATACGACAACCCTATCCCTAACATCGCTGCGTCTCACCATGTGAAGACTCGTGCAGCGGTTAGGCGAGAGACGGGTGCTATCAAGAAGCGTGCCGAGAAGAACTTGGCCGTTGCCCGTGCAGCGTCGAAGACGCACAAGTACTTCGGTCCTGAAGGTCAAACCGACATCACGTCAGAGCTGCGGGACACCGATGGATACGTCAGCATCGAAGGTCCTGGCGCTGTCGCTATCGAGTTCGGCCACAAGCCGTCCGGTGTGTTCAAGGGCAAGAACGTCAGCGCGTCCGAGGGACTGTACATACTTTCAAGAGCAGCCTTTTAAGGAGGGATTACATGAGTTCTTTACCACGCATTCAGAGCTTGGTGATACCTATCTTGCAGGCTGCCCTTCCCGGCGTCAGCGTTGGGTCCTGGGTCGAGGATATCGACTACCGCACGTTCCCACTAGTTATAGTGAGACGTATTGGCGGGACAAGGTACGAGGGTGGACCTACCATGTTTGGTAACTCCACTATCGAGTTGACTGCGTATGGGATAGTAGATCTTCCCACTACGGAGACGCTCTATGAGGATAGTCTGGACGCTTTGTACGCCTCGGTTAACAGCCAAGACGTCGCAGTGGGCGGATACATCCATTCGATCAAGGAGACTTTCGGAGCCACGCAGTTCTCCTCCTTGTTCCAAGACTCCTGGCGGGTCCAGGGCCTTATTTCCCTCGGGGTTCGCCCCATCCAATCCTAGCACGAAAGGCCTAAACAATGGCTTACAATGACGCAGCAGTGTTGACTGCTGCTACCGGGTACGTGTACGTCGGCGCTGTCGACAACACCGCACCTCTTCCTTCCGCTCTGGCCGCACTGGATCTCACTGATCCCAGTGCCTGGACCGCAACCGGCTGGACCGATCTGGGACACACCTCACGTGGTGACCTTCCCGAGTTCGGTTCTGACGGCGGCGACTCCGAGGTCAAGGGCACCTGGCAGAACGAGAAACTGCGCAACGTGGTTTCTGAGACTGCTGTGGACTATGTGACTGTGGTCCTCAACCAGTTCGACGAAGAAGCATTGGCGCTGTACTACGGTGCTAACACTTCCGCTGTCGAGGGTATCTTCGGGGTTGCTGCCTCGACTGACTCCGACATCGAGCGCGCGCTGTTCATGGTGATCCAGGATGGCGATACTAACCTCGGCTTCTGGGCTCCGAAGGCCTCGATCACCCGTGATGATTCCATCACGCTGGCGACCGATGAGTTCTCGGCCCTGCCGATCAAGGCGACGTTCCTGTCGTCGGGTGCACTGGATCTGTTCCAGTGGATCAACGAGGATCTGTTCAACCCGGGTAGCTAATACCCTCTATACCGGAGGAGTAGGGCAGGTGTGAACCTGGCGGGCCTCGCCTGCTCTACTCTTCCTCTAACCGTACAACCCCAAGTCCCGCCACCACTTAAGAAAGGCCTGCTGATATGTCTAACATCTTCAACCTCGATTCGCTTCGCGAAGAGATCGAGAAAGAGTTCAAGCCCCTACAACTAGAGATCGGCACCAAGGTTGTCACTCTCTCCAACCTGATGCGCCTTCCTAAGAAGAAGCGCGAAGCCGTCATGGCTCTGCTCAAGGAACTTGAGAGTGCCGACAGCGAGGAAGACGTCGACGTCGAGACCATCTCCTCGGAGATCTTGTGCCTCGTGTCTGACAACGCACCCCTGCTGAAGGCAGGTTTGAAGGATGATCTCGCTATGTCGATGAAGATCCTCAACCTGTGGATGTCGGGTACCCAGTCGGGGGAAGCAGAGTCCTCATCGAGCTGATTGATGAGCACGCCGATGCTATCGTCGGCGACCTGCTGGAGTACTACAACGTGGACGTGAGGGACCTCTTTCGGGAGGTCTCTCCGTACTCGCCGAGGTACATCCTCACCCTGGTCACCCAGTTACCTCTCGGCTCTGCGTATGTAGCTGAGCAGCGCGGTGGCACAGAGTTCCGTGGATGGGACCATGCGATGTATGCGCAGGTAGCTCTCATCAACGCGGTGAGGACCTCAAACTTTATGTTCTTGTGTGCCAACTCGGACCCCAAGAAGAAGAAACCTGAACCACCTGACCCTTATCCTACGCCTGATGAACCAGAGCGTCCCAAGGGTAGGCGTCAAAACGGCCCGCCAGCCCCAGGATCATTCGTAGCTACCGCTTCGGCAATGATACAAAAAGCTAGGAAGGCTAAGAAGCATGGCTGAGATTGAGGTTGGTAGGGTCACTATCAGGGTCGAGCCTGATACTCGTGGCTTCAAGCGTGAGCTTGAGCAAGAGGTTCGTTCTGCAGCTCGTGGTGCCGAGAAGAACGTCAACATGGGTGCCGACTTCGACGGCTCTAACGTCAAGCCGGAGGCTGCCGCTGTAGCGAAGGATGCTAAGCAGAAGGTCAAGTTCGAGGCTGATGCTGACGGCTTCCAGAGGGTTCAGCTGTTGGCCCGTGAGACGCTGAGGATCCAGAACAGTACAGGTAACCTGTCCAGGATCGCACAGAATGCCCACCTGATACGCCAGCAGAAGGAAGCTGTAGGGCTTGCGCAGACTCTAAACGCAATCCGCGCCAAGGATCCCGAGCTGGCAACCGTCGGTAAGCTGCGGGTGTTCCAAAGGGAAACCTTCGCGCTGCAGAAGAGGACATCGGCTCTGCAGGCTAGGTCCATCGAGGTACGTCGTAAGGGTGACGCAGCCGCCTTGGTCTCTGCTGCCGCCATCGGCAGGTCCGTCAAGAAGACGTCCTTGTTTGAGTTCCCCAACTTCGGCTCGGGGATCAACGGTTCCGCGTTCGCACTTATAGCTGGTCTGGTGACGCTGTTCGCGTCCCCGGTGCTCGGCTTCTTAACGACCGCGCTGCTGGCGCTGCCGGGTCTTATCGGGCTGGTCGCTGCGCCTATAGGCGCTCTCGCGCTGGGTATGGATGGCTTGAAGTTTGCTGCGAAGCAGCTTGAGAAGCCACTGAACAACCTGAAGGTGGCGATGTCCGCGCAGGCTGCTGACACGTTCACACCTATCTTCGCCCGTCTGATACCGGCGATGGAGGCTATAAAACAGCCTCTGGCTGGTGTAACCCAGGGCTTGGGAGGGTTCGCTGACGGCATCCTTAACGATGTCGTGCAGGGCGACGGGCTGGAGCGCATCCAGGACTCGCTGTTCAATATCGGAAACTTCTTTGATAGCTCCGCCAATGGGGCGGAGAGGTTCACCGCAGGGTTCACCACGCTTACGCACTCGTTCTCGGACCAGCTGCCGGACCTGTCTGACTGGTTCAACGAGCAGGGTACCGCGTTCGATGAGTGGGTCGGTGAGATCACAGCCAACG